TACATCCGGGCACTGGACGGTGGTGACGAGCGTGGTCAGGCGTTCAAGCAGATCTACCTTGTGACCGAGGATGCCAACAACACCAAGCTGCGACTGCACCGTGAGCTGTACGAGCGATACGAGGCAGAGATTGACAAGATCGACCAGGTGTCACTCAAGCGCTACGGTGCACAGTCGATCACCTTGGACAGCGGCAAGATCGTCAAGGTACACGGTGAAGCTCGCCTGATGATGGCGCTGTACTGGGGCACTGAGTCAAGCCGTGAAGCACTGCGGGAAGGTCACGGGTTCACCGATAACGACGTGAAGCGGATCCTCAGTGACATGAGTCAGCCCGAGCTGGAGCTGGTGAACGCGATCTGGCGACTGAACGAAAGCATGTGGCCGGAGATTGTGGCAGCACACGTCGCACGCACCGGGGTCGCACCGGAGAAGCTGGCACCGACACCGTTCGTCGTCAACGGTGTCAACATGTCAGGCGGTCACATGCGTCTGTACTACCACAGAGAAGCGAGCGATCCGAACGCGATCAACAATCTGGAACCGGGTAAGTTCGAGTCACTGGTGACAAGCAAGTCAGGCACCATGATCGAGCGGGTGGGATCTGGCGGTCAGAAGGTGCTGCTGGATAAGTCGAACATCACCCGCGCCATTGACGACGCGCTGCACTATACCGCGTTCGCCAACCCCAGTGTCGAGCTGGCGGCAATGCTGAACGACAAAGCATTCAAGCAGGCGATCATCGACACCAAGGGTGTTGAGTTCTATAACGGCTTGATCGAGGTGCTGCGCAACACCGTTACAGCGAAGAAGGATCGGGAGTCGCAAGCATGGCTGGCGTCCGCAACAAGATACATTCGACGCAACCTGACAGCCATGCACCTGATGTACAGCATCCGCAACGTCGTGCAGCAGATCACATCGCTACCCGTGGTAGTCGAGGAAGTCGGTGGTGCTCGCTTCGTCAGTGCCATGCTTGATCTGATTGCACCGGGTAACAAGCACATTGAGTTCATCCAGAACAGTTCTGAGTTCATGCGCAACCGATCGGAGCTGGTGAACAGGGAAGCGCATGAGCAGCTTCACAACATCGCGTTCGGTGGCCCTGCGACTCGCACCATCAAGAAGCTCATGGACTATGGGTTCTTCATGCAGACCACCGTGGATAGTCTGTTCGCATACCCAACGTGGAAGGCCAAGTACGACGCAGAGATGCTGAAGCACGGTGATCACCGGGTGGCGGTCAGTGCAGCAGACAGTGCTGTCGCTGAGTCGGTCGGATCCGGTGCTGACATCCACCTTGGTTCTGGGTTTCAAAGTACCAACACTGAGTTCGTGAAAGGGATCACCCAGTTCGGTACATGGTTTAACGCCTACTATCAGCGGGTGCTACGTGCAAAGCTCCGTGGTGACAAGACTGGCATGTTCTTGGCACTGGTGGCACAACCGATCATCATCGCAATGATGGCTGCTGTGGTGACGATGGATGTGCCTGATGAAGAAGACGATCTGGCGGGTTGGTTCGCTGAGAAGTACGGTAGTCATCTTGCAGGCATGTTCCCGATCATCCGAGACATCTATGCGGCTTGGCAGGGCTTTAACAAACAAGGTATCATTCAGGGAGGCACATCAGCCCCGTACAAGATCTTTGACGAGCTGACCGGTGAAGATGAGATCAGCCCCGGCAGAGTTATCGGTGCGGCAGGAGTATTGATGCCGATACCAGGGTCAGGACAAGTGAAGCGCATACTGGACTTCATGGACTCGAACGCACAGGGCAACGAAGACAGTCAGTTCAAATACTATCAGATGCTGGTAGAAGGCAAAGACAGGAACGATTAAATGGCAACGTCCTTCAACTCCCGATTGAGCACTGCACCCGAAGAGGGCTGCAAGGCACCATGTGTCACCGTGTCACTGACCAACATCACATTGTCGGGAGAACAGACAATCGGCGTCACAGCCGTTGTGTCTGGCGACCGGGTGCTGGTAGCAGGTCAGACTGACACCACTGAGAACGGCATCTACGTCTGCGACAGCGGTGCATGGGCAAGAGCGAAGGACTGGAACACAGCGGAAGACGTGGCACCAGGGATGCTGATCCCGGTGTCAGCTACCGAAGAGTTGTACCAGACCAAGCCGTTCACCGACGCGTACAACCCCGGCGTGACAGCCGTGACGTTCGGCGTCGGCATCCTGTCAGCACGGAACGTCGAGACGCAGTTAGGATCCGAAGCAGTCAGCAGACTGTTCACCCTCACTACCACCAGCTACACACCCGGCGCAAACAACCTTGAGGTTGATCACAACGGTCAGCGTCTGAACCTTACCACCGACTACACTGAACCCTCTGCCAGCACCGTGCTGATCGACGCCAGTCGCACGATCAATGCGAATGATGTGTTCACGTTCCGCACCAACACCACAGTGTCCAACAGTGTGACTGTGACGACCGCCATCACGCATACTCGAGGTGGTGTAGGTCACAACCTTGCGACGTACCTTGATGGGCATGTGATGGAGTTCGACACGATGGCGGCGGCAGTGGCTTCCACCATGTTGTATGAGGGGGCTGTGGTTAAGGTAGCGGATAGAGCAAACAGCACATGGGATGCAGTGTTGAGCAGCGGTGTGACTGAGAACGGATATAATGTTGTCCAGTGCACGGGTGTAGCAACGATTAGCCTGGTGCTGAGACACGACCGAATTCTTAACGTGAAAGCTTTTGGCGCACTAGGAGATGACGATCAAACGCTCTACCCAACTAGCTACTTAACGGATATAGGAGATACCTTAAACACTATTACGCAGCAGACGTTTGACGGGTTGGTTATAAATCATGTTATCACATACCTTAAGTCGCTTGGTGGAGGATCTATATATCTACCGAGTGGGTCATATAGAACGTACGCATACCTTCTTCCTATCGACTTTGACTGTTTCATCTTCGGAGACTCCGAAGCAGAAACAATCATTAAGAACTGCGATGCCTCGCCCACGAATGTACACAGCTATGGAATATTCAATTGCGGCGGGGATTCATTGGTGAAGGTTGGATTCCAAAGGTTAACACTAGATGGGAACGCTGACACAAGAACAGAGCCTACCGCAGAATTTAGGTCGTATACGTTATCATTCTACAAAAAGGTTAGGGCCAACCTATCTAACATTACTTCCAGGAACTCCCCGATTGACTGCCTGCTTTCAGCTTATGACAGCTCAACTGGTGAAAGTTCATTGTCCGCGAGTGACTGTATATTTGACCACTCGTTTAGAAATACGGTTTCATTGGTTCATGGTGACAATCAAATATTCACAAACTGCACCATATCCGGAGGAGGAACAGTTCATTCAGGTACAAACCCAAGATACTGCTTAGACGTAGAGCCAAACCTAAGTACACGGTCTCTTAAGGGTGTACAGTTTTCAAACTGCCATTTGTATAACGCAGTTAATGCAATCATCGGATGCGTCTGGAGTGAGATTACACTTACCAATTGCGTAATTGATGCCTACGGCAGTGCTGTTCCGGGGTATCCGTGGGCGTTTATCTTCAGCCAATGTCAGGCTCTGTTGACGGGATGCAGGATAAATGGAAAAGAGGGAGAGCTGAGAACGCTGTCAACCAACTTCGGAACTGATGTGGCAGGCTCATACAGAGAAACACAATACTTAAAGATAGTTGGGTCAGTATTTTATGGGTGTGGCTTCCAAGGGGTAGGTAAAAGATCAATCCTGAAAGATGTAACATTCATGAACTCCCTCTATCCAGTTATTTACGAAAGCAGCGGTACTGGGCGACATGAAGTAACAGTTGAGAATGTGACACTGATAAACGTATTGGACGGGGTAAACGCTGGGGCGGGTGCGCTATCGTCATTTACTATCAAGAATGATACCGAAGGCCCGGTTAATATCAACGGACTGACAATTATGATTGACCCGGCGTCATTGCCGACATCGCCTTCCTTCGCTACAGGCACGGCTTACGGGATAAGCCTTAGCACTGCTGGACTGGTTACATCATATATAAAGGTGTCAAATGTGCATATTGAAGGCTATTACCAGAAGTACCCAAACGCCACATCTCAAGCTTTGAATGCTTCAAACTTCAGGGATTGGGGTGCTCCAAACACAGCCCCAGCAAACACGGCAGGCCAGACTACTACTCCGGGAGCGTTATACTACGCAAACTGCACAATGTACGGGAATAGTCCATGAAACTGATACTAATTCTCACCCTTCTCTCCCGCATGGCATCAGCAGATGTGACTCTGGAATCCCGCAACGGTATGACAACGCCGCACAGCGAAGGTAGACCCATTGTCCGATACCTTAGCGAGAACTCCTTAGCCTACTCGGTAGCAGATTGGGAGTTCCTCGCCATGGGTAACATCTACGGTACACAGAACTGGGCAAAGCGAGTAAACAAGGAAGATGGGCTGTATAAGACAGACGCAGTGAGGTTCAACTACGGTGCCGAGATCCGGTACTGGATCATTCCTGAGTTGTCTACTTATGTCCGTCACACCATGCCCATTGACAGGCACGATAGCAGCGTTGGTGACGGTTGGAGTGATACGTCTTACCGAATGGATGTTGGGATTGTCTACAATCACACATTGCACAGAGGAAGGTAAATGACTACTAAACTTGCACACAATCAATTAACCAATGCCCCTGTCAAACCATTTGAAACAATGGCCTTGGCGATTGCTGACACCACTCTTGTTGTCGGTGATGTCCTGCTAATCAGAGATCGCGCAAGCTAGTGCCATGATGCAAAACTTTCAGCCTTCAGAGTTTCGAGAATGGTATCAGTTAATGAGTCCGCGCCTTTTGACTCTGATGGATGTGCTTCGATTCACGCTTAATAAGCCGATCGTTATCAGTACCCATAAAGACGCATTAGGGCGCAGGCTAGGGCCACAGGCTCAGAGCTGTCATAACGTTGACGTATGGGGCGAGGTGTTAGCTTGTGACTTCTTCTGCCCTTGGATAAACGGACAGGATCAGGTGCGACACGTGTTTAATATCATGCGCGAGCTTGGATTCACCGGTATCGGTGTCTATGCGGATACCAAGCCGTCGGTGATGTTCCACGGTGACGTGCGACCCACCGAGAAGATGGGACAACCGGCAACATGGGGCAGGGTGGCGGGCAAGTACACTTCAATCAACGAAGCAATCGGAGCATTACCATGAATGATGAAAAGAGCTGGTATCTGTCGAAGTCCGTCATCGGATCTGTCGTGGCAATCCTTGCCTTGATTGCCGGGGCGTTCGGCTATGATGTTGACGCAGCAGGTCAGGAGCAGATCACCCTGTCCGTCATCGGTATCATCGGCGCAGGTTTGGCGATCTACGGTCGCATCAAGGCAGTGAAGAAGCTGACCAAATGAGTCGTGACAGCAAGAGCAGTTACTATGATGTGGGTGGTATCGAGGTGATGGACATCATCAAGGCCAAGCTCACACCCGAGCAGTACCGTGGGTATCTGCTGGGTAACGTCATCAAGTACAGCACGCGCATGATGCACAAGCAGCCGGACGCGCCACAGCGTGATGCAGAGAAGGCGGCGTACTATGCCAACTGGCTCAGGGATGAGTTGGCAAATGATTGAACAACTGGTGAGATTGCTTAATGTTCTGGCGTCGTGGTTCGAGCGTCACCGTCGAAACAGCAGAGAACAGCAAGCGCAGGCGGAACGTCATGATGTTGAGAAAAATCCTAACGCTTGGTTTGATCGGCACTTTGGCGGGATGCCTCCAGACGATGCCAGACAAGCCAACAAGACCGACGTTGATAAGAAGCAATGACGATGGTCGATTGTGTTACGACATGGAAAATGCAGCCAAGCTCGGTGCATACATCATTGAACTTGAACGCGGTTATGACAGGTGAACAATGGCGATATCTGAAATGCAAGAAATGAGGCGACGGCACGACGATCTGGAGCAACGATTCATGCGTCACGAGGTGCATGTCGATGAAGACCAACAGAAGTGGGACAACCTTATGCAAGAGCTGAAGCTGACCCAAGCTACCGTGACCGAGTTGGTGGAAGCCACACGTAATCTGCGTGACTCCACCAGTGATCTTGTTCAGATCATTGAAGTATGGCGCTCGATGAACGGTGCGATCAAGGTCGGATCGGCAGTCGGTCGGTTGTTGCGCTGGCTTGCTGGGTTCGCTGTCATTGGTGCAATGATCAAATGGTGGACGGTCAGATAGTCAGAAGAAGCTCGGTGTCAGATCGTTGTTCACAAGGCCATCACGGTAACGCTGAATGGCCGCTTTCAGTCCTTCCTGATCGTCTGTCTTGCGCTCCAGTGCATCAGCGACAGCCAGATCCACCGTGTCACGGCAGAGTATTCGGATGATCGACACAGCCTTCTTCTGTCCCTGCCGGTTGATCCTCGCGTTCATCTGTTCGTACAACTCCAAGCTCCAGTTGCAGCCGAACCACACCACGATGTGACCGCTGTCCTGAAGCCCGTCAACCCCATGGCCAGCGCTGGCAGGGTGGGCAACCAGCAGCTTAATCTTCCCTGCGTTCCAGTCATTGATGACCTTTTCTGTGTCCTTCGACTTCACGTCTGTCAGGTTCACTGGTTTGTACTTCTTGAACTTCTTCATGATCCGCTCGGCATCCGGGCGGAAGGTGTAGCTGCACAGCACGGGTGATCCGCCTGCTTCTTCCAGCACGTCTTCCAGCGCATCCATCTTGGCGTCATGCAGTGCCTCATACTCGTCAGTGCCGCTGTTCAGGAAGGGTGACCCGTTGCAGAACTGGAGGAGCTTATTACTGATCGACGACTGACTGAACACCTCGATACCGACACCGTTGTCCAGCTCGGCAAACATCTTCTTCTCCATGTCGATGTAAGCACGGCGTGCGTCGTCAGGCAGATCGACCATGAGGTTCGTTACCTTGACGGCGGGCAGGTCGAGGTAGTCTTTCGCATCCATCTTCAGGGTGATGTCACCGATCTTCTGCTCGATGAACGACTTGCCCAGCTCGGTCGGCTTGTAACTCCAGCCCATATAGTCTGACTGGAAGTACGAGTCACGGTAGTGGGTGACGTACTGCCCCAGGCGCTCGCCACCGTCGATGGCCAGGTACTGACCATGCAGATCCAGATACCCGTTGCTGGCCGGTGTGCCGGTCAGTCCAACCCGGTAGGCGAACCGATCCAGCATCGACCGCCAACCGAGGATCTTGACCTTGTGCACATCACCCCGGCGATCCACCTTGTCCCGGTTGCCACCCTTCATGCGCAGCGAGGTGCTGTTTTTCATCTTCGTGATTTCGTCATACACCACCATCTGAAACGGCAGGGTGTCACCGACGCTGGTGTAGTAATGATCCAGCTCCTGCGCCAACCAGTTCATGTTCTCGTAGTTTACAAGGTAGATGTCGGCATCGCGGAACAACGCACGGGAACGATCCTGCTTGGTGCCGTGCAGCACGCTGAACGTCAGGTGCTGGGTGTGACTCCACTTCCGTGCCTCACGCTCCCAGACGGCTTGGATGACGCGCAGCGGGCCGAAGATCAGCACCTTGTTCACCTGCCCAACCTTTATACGTTGGGTGATGCTGGTGAGAGTCACGGCAGTGTTGTGAGTCACGATATAATCCTTGGTGACATACAGATGATCAGATGCTGCAACCATGATGCAAGTTGACTGCTCAGTACCGCAGACCTCAATCGTTCTGACATATCGTTGCACTGGGTACTTGGTCGGACGTGTCCAGTTCACCAGCTTACGTGTCAGCGTGAACGGTTCCATGTGTGACGGTAGCTTGATGTTAACTCGCCACGATGGTCTACCATCACCACCTTGGAACCGTGTCACTCGTGGGCCTTTTACCTTGGCAATACCACCCAGTGACTGAGCCAGTGTCACTACACCTTCGATTAGTGCATAACTAGTAGACGAGAACTCGGTACCACCACCGTCGCGCACTGCTGACCCGTCGGTGTCCATCAATCCTTGCAACAGTTTAAGGCGTTGATCTGCTGATCCTTTGAAGTAGATCTCGGGGATGAATTTCTCCCAACTTCGCTTACCCATCAGACCGAGATCTCGGATTACTTGTCGCTTGCCAATGATGCTACAGTACCACGTGTAACCAGACGTATCGTGTGGTCTCATCGCACCAATGTTTTCGCACTTGTCAATTATCTCCCTGTCAGTACAGAGTAGTACACCGGCGGACGAAGTGTGACCGTCACCGAGGAACACACCCATCGTATACGGACACATCGGCAGATCCGCTTCTGGATGTTGGATCGGTTCACAAAGTGGGATGCTGTAACTGACCCGAGGACTCAGCTTCTCCTTGAGTTCACGAGTTGTCATCGTTTGCCACGGCTTGTCGTCGTACCTGTCTTTGTTGGTCTTGACGTTCCACAGGTGATCCCACCCGCATCGTGTACTTGAACCATCGCTGAAGGTAATCGTGACGACTTCTTTGACGCCTTGCGGGTATACGCCAACGACCTCGGTGGGCATCCCGTTTGCACCGATCACGTAGTCGCCAACTTTCAGATCACCCATGGGTCGCCAACCATCAGGTGTTAGGACGGGTTCCGAGTTCGGTTGTTCTTTACCAAGTCCCATCCCAAGCCAAAGCATCGACCATGGGTAGGCCCACATGTGAGCGACAGCCTGCTGCTGGTAGGCGTGGAGCATGTGTGGATGAAGGAGTGTCACAGGAAAAACCCCGTTCTGAGATATTCAAGAAAGACGATTATCACAGCACCAATCAACCAGCCTACGACGGCACCTTTTAAGAAGTGAGCAAGTCCTACACTACCCGTGGCAATTAGAACAGCCATACCGGCACCCGCGCTAATCAGTATGATTACCGTAAGTTCAAAAAGATTTTCAATAATCACAGCATCACCCTCTCGATAAACTCATCAACACCTTCGTGACCGTACACCGTGGTCACGTTCGCACCAGCATCCTTCAGTCGGATGTGCTCACGCTTCTGACAGTCAGACAGCACACCGTCGGATGTCTTCACCTCGACCATCCACACGACACCGCCCACAACGACGATCCGATCCGGCACACCATCCACACCCGGTGACACCCACTTCCTCGTCAGACCGTCAAGCGCACGGACGCACTTGTCCAGGTACTGCTCGACCTTTGCTTCACGGACGCCCATCACCATCCCCTCACTGGTACAACCAGCTTCATTGCTTCTGCGATGTAGAACTCGTAGTTGATGTCCACCGGTGTGACGCCTTCCATGTTGTTGCACAGCATGACTGTCCAGCCGGTGTTGATCCCCGAACGACGTTCCTCGTACTTCGACTTGTTCTTGGTGTGGATCCGAGCATCCCACTCGTCACCTACCTCAGCCAGCACGGCTTCGTAGTACGCATCGGTGAGACCGTTCGCACGCTTCCACTGACCCACTGGCCCAGCAGCGGGCATGATCTTCTCAAGGATGTCACCATCAGTGCTGACGTAGTACCGCACGATGTTGGCCACACGCTGTCCGCCCCACTCCAGCACTGATGACCTGGGCACCTTGGCCCGCAGCATGAAGTCCATGACGTTCTCGTGTGTCGTGATGAACTCACGGATGTCCTTGCCATGCACCAGTGCTGCCTCTGCTGCCATCGGTACGATCAGTGCGCTATGGTCTTGGTGCCAGCCCATCTTGTACTCGTAGGCACCCTTGCGCTTCAGCTTGCCGTCGGTGTACTCGGCAACGTAATTGTTCACGTCCCTGATCATCATCCGCTTGTACTCGGCATTCTCCAGTTGCAGCCCGGTGAGCTGCTCCCACCATGTGCAAACCGAGTGTACCCAGTCCTTCAGCCTGCGCGGGTAACGCACAGTCACACCGTCAGTGTTGATCTGGATCACCGACAGCTCGCTGCTCTGCATCAATGCTTCGGACAGCATGCACAGCAGTAGCTGACCATTGATGGTGATCGACATGGTGTACTGCGGGTCATAGAACGGTGAGTATTGGTTGTTGCTGTCACCGTACACCCCGTTCAGTGCCAGCTTCAGCATGGCGTTCTCAGGCGTGCCCTTGGCATACTGCTTGCGCTGCTCGTACAGATCCTTGTAGACCGAGCAGAACGTCTCACCCAGGTGTGCCGGGGCGAGATGGTTGGCAATGGCCAGGTTCGGGTAGTAGCTGGCAACATCCCAATCCTCAATGATCCACTCGTCATCACTGCTGACCACCTGCGACTCCACTGATCCGTGGATACCACCCGTGCCGAAGTCATACCTGAAGCCGTTAATCGTGCAGTTCACATC